ATGCTAGAATTAATTTTAATGATTCCTCTGGATCAACTACTTACTTCTTAGCAGCAGGTCAGAAATATAACTTTGCATTACCTTGGAGTCAGTCTAACCTAGCTAACACTAAGATACATGCACGTAATAATGCTACTGGTCAAGAATCAGTTTTAATGATTATTGCATATAAAAATAATGATAGAGATTACTAATGGCTATAACTTATAACGAAGATGGCTCCACTAGTAAATCTATTGTTGAAAGACAAGAAGGAAAAAGAGAAAAATCAAATGGAAAACGTGTCAGTAATCCCAAAAAAGGCGACTGAAGACAAGTTTAATGAGTTACATAACTTGGTCACTGAAGAGTTCTTAAGTAGAGTTCGTAGTGGCCAAGCTACAACTCAAGATTTAAAAGCTGCATGTGATTGGCTTAAGACAAATGATATTACTGGAGTACCTTTTGAAGGTACACCTTTAGATAAATTAGCAAGAGTCATTCCAGATGTAGATCCAAACTTAGTACAAAGTAGACTTTATGGCAAAAACTTCAACAGAGCAGTATCGTACAAACGCTAAATCTCGTGCTAAACATGTACGAGATAATAGTCCTGGCGGTAAATATGCTCATTCTAAAAAATATAAAAGAGACCACGCTGCTGCAAGATCAAGTTTAAAGATAGGTAAAGGGTCTACTAAGGATGCTTCCAAGCAACCTGATGGTTCCTATAAAGCAGAGAGTCGGAAGACGAATCGTGGTAGAGGAGGTGCAAAGAGGAGGTAGATATGGAATTAGATGAAAAAGGCTATCCTATTATACCTGAAGATCTAAAAAACAAACCTCAATCTGAATGGACTCCTGAAGATTGGGAAAGATCAGGTGGGTCTGGTAGAGCAGTTGAAGGACCAGAAATGTTAGGAGCAGCTTTATCTATTACTCCAGCTGGTAGAGCCGTAAGTGGAGCAATAGGTACAGTTGAGAGAGGTGTAAATATAGGTAAAAAAGTTTGGCAAAGTCCTCAGATGAAAGGAGTTAGGACATCTGATTTTGTTCAAAACTTTAGATCTGGTGGTGATGCCAGTAAAATGCAGAAAACTGTAAAACCTATAGAACAAGTCGGTAATGCTATTGATGAGATACAAGCTATACCTTCCATGCAACTAGCTAAGATATCAAGATTAAATAGAAACGCTGGTTTTAAAGGTAAAGATTTAGTTGATAATTTTAATCTTATACAAGATATACTGTATGAAAGTTCAATAAATTTTGAAGATAAAGGTGGTTTTCTAGATGTTAATAATTGGACAATACCTCAAGGTTATATGGCACCTAGACAGGATACTATATCAAAATTAGGTGGTAGATTATGGAAACAACTACAAGAAATTGATAAGTTAAGAATTTCGGAAGTAGTAACAGAATTAGAAGATTTTCACCAAAGAGGATTACAAGGTCAAAATCCAGGGAATTGGTCTTCTTCAAAACCGACTAGAGGTTTTAAAGGAAATCGAATAGTTACAACAAGTGATGGTGTTGAATTAGGTATAGCATGGGACGGAGGAAATCAAAGTTATCGCTTATTTGATGTTCAAAAAGCTAGAAACTCAGCACTTGGAAGATACCAAGCAGATAAAGCTGCTGATGATCCTTTGTCTTGGTTAAAAGGTAAATCAAGAAAAGGTGCTATTAAAATAAAAAATAGAGATGCTTTAGCTGCATTAGATAGAATAAAGAATGATCATCCAAATTTATATTTTGATATTCTTGGATCTATAGATCAACCAGATACTGTTTGGACTGTAGAACATATTAATTCACGTAGCTCTGGTGTATGGGATAAACAGCCAGATGGTAGATTAATACATAAATTTAAAAAGAAATCTGATGGTAGTCCTTTGTATTTTGGTGATGCAGAAAATTTAATGCCAGCTACAGGGACAAACTATGGTCGTCTAAAGACTAATATGGAAAATTCTAGTTTAATTAAGAACTCTAATTATTATATTGATATAGATCCTGTAACTAGAAATTTTTTCTTAGCTAATAGAAATACTGGTAAACCTGTTACATTTAGACAAGACGGAAAGGTAGTACAAATAAATGGCATGACTCCTGCTAATAGATGGGAATCTGCATTAAACAATGTACTTAATGGAGGTGATGAGGTAGGGATAGTTGATTCAATGATGGATAATCCTGGGGATCCAGCTCTACGATTAGAAACTGGAGATTTTGGTAGAACTTCATCTAATACTCGTTTAGAACCTAATAATCAAGTACCAGCATATGAACCTACTTATGATGAACAGATACTTGATAGAATAGACAAACATCCTAATCAAGTTAGATTACGTAATATATATGAACAAATTGTAGACCATGAATCTGGTGTACAAAAATTGGATCAAAAAACATACAAAAGATATAAAAAGGAATTTACTAAAGCTATCTTACAGAGAAGTATATTTGATAAATGAATCCATTAACTGCTTTACAACAAGACTTTAAACTATTCCTACAAGCATTATGGGGGCAACTTGACTTACCGCATCCAACGAGAGCCCAGTATGCAATTGCGGACTACTTACAGCATGGTCCGAAACGTCTCCAGATCCAAGCCTTCCGTGGTGTTGGTAAAAGTTGGATTACTGGAGCGTTTGTTCTCTGGACTTTATTCAATGACCCAGAAAGAAAAATAATGATAATTTCCGCATCTAAAGAACGTGCGGACAACATGTCAATCTTTTTACAAAAACTTATTATTGAAACTCCATGGCTCAATCATCTTCAACCCAAATCGGACGACTCTCGCTGGAGTCGCATCAGCTTCGACGTAAACTGTTCACCTCACCAAGCCCCAAGCGTAAAGTCGGTGGGCATCACTGGACAGCTAACAGGAAGCAGAGCAG